TCGCCGCGCGGCAGCGCGCTCTCCGCGAGCACGACCATCCGCTCGTACCCGTTCACGAACCCGACGGCGCACATCGTGTTGAGCGATCCCGTGCCGCCGAAGTCGAGCCCGACGCAGATCTTCGAGTAGCCGTCCCGCGGCGCGTCGGTGAGCCATCGCTCGCGCTCCGCGGAAAAGTACGGGAACACGAGCCCCTCGGCCACGCACCACTCGCCGAGGATGTAACGGTCATAAAAAACGCCGCTGTGCTCCCGCTTCATCGCGGCCCGCACGTCGGCGTCGAGAAACGGATTGTCGTCGATGCAGTACTGCTGCGCGAAGACATCCGCGTCGCTGTCAATGAATTTTTTAAACCAGTGATCCGGTTCCTTGGGGTTGCACGTGCCGTCAAACCGGCTGTACGGCTTGTCGAGACGGCTCTTGAGCATCTCGAAGACCTCCGGCTCCCAGGTAACGACCTCGTCGCCGTAGCAGTACTTGATGCTCACGCCGCGCAGCCGGTCCACGTGCTTCCTGTTGTCCGCGCCGAGACAATGCACCCGCTCGCCGAAGAGCGTCGCGGTGTTGTCGCTGCGGATGCTGGACACGAGCGCCGCGCCGAAGATGTTCTGCATCGGCTCGATCACGTTGCGCTGCAGCGTCCCCTTCGTGTTGCCCATAAGGACGATCAGCCCGTCGAGCCCCTTCCGCTCGCGGATGGAGCGGGCGATAACGAAAAAGTCGAGATACGTCTTGCCGGAGCGCGTCGCCCCGTGCTTTATGTTCCACCGGTGATACGGTTCGCGCCAGAACGCCTTCTGCTTCTCACTCAGCTGCAGCATCGCCGATCCCCTCCAGCAGCCGGTCGAGCTTTTCGAGCGCGTCCGCCTCCTCGCGTCCGCTCTTCGCGTCAAACATGCCCAGATGCTTGCCGAGCAGCTCCAGCGCCCGCAGCTTGTCGTAGGTCTTGATCTCCATGCCGTCGCGCCCCTTCTTCACCGAGGCGACCGCCGCCCGCTTCTCCGGCGGCAGTTCCTCCGTCGGCGTGAGCCGGACGCGGTTCCCTTTGCCCACGCTGGCAAAGTCTGTGCCGTTCGCCGTTGCGATCTTCATAAGCTCCCCGAGCACGAAGTCCTGCGTGATCTGCGTCCGCTTGCTGCGCGCCTCGCGCCGCTCGTTGAGATATTCCTGCACGAGCGGGTTCTGCATATTCCGCACCGCCATGCGCTGCGCCCCCTTCGGGCTGTACCCGGCGCGGAGCGCGGCCTGCGTCGCGTTGAGATCAATGAGATATTCGTCGCAGAAAGCCTTCTGCCGGTCTGTCAGACGTCCGCAGCACCCCACAACCACCACCTGCCTGAAAATTTATCCGGGGCGAAACCGCAGCCCCTGCGGGAAAGATACCGCTGCCCCTTCTCGCCTCTCCCTCTGGGAGAGGTGGCGCGGCGAAGCCGCGACGGAGAGGGCGGCCCCCATGCCTCCCTTGTGTAAAGGGAGGTGGCGCGCAGCGCCGGAGGGATTGTGCCTCCCTCCCCGAGGGAGGTGGCAGCAAAGCTGACGGAGAGGGCGGCTCCCCCGCCTCCCTCCCCGAGGGAGGTGGCAGCGGCTCCGCCGCTGCCGGAAGGAGTCTCCCCCCCCGCCGTTTGAAAGTAATGTCAGAAAAGACCGGGTTCGCCGCCCGGTCTTTTCTTATGCCCTGCCGCCATTCCGGACGGAGCCTCGTTCCGACGAGGAGCCACTTCTTACAGGCTGAGGCTTGTCCAAGAAGAGAGAACCGCAAACAGGACGTTTCATGCCGTCCTGCCTGTACGAAAAAGAGCCGCCTCCGGCAGCCCTTCACGCTGTCAGTATAGCACATCGGAGTGTGCCATTCCATGCCATCCTGCGCCGACGGCATTAAAGTGAACAACTGCAACAACTGCAACGCCATTTTTCCAAAAACACTTAAATACCCCTGTATACCGTATATACCCTGTGCTGTGCACCCTTATCTGACACTTTCTTAAAAGTATTGTTGCAGTTGTTGCAGTCGTTGCAGTTAGCGAAAAAAGTCTTGCGTTTCAATTCTTTCAAGACGCACGCAACTGCAACAAGAGGGCGCACGACTGCAACGACCTTTAATATATTAAAGTGCGTGCTTCACAGCATGGGCGCACCCGAACCCCCAAAAGCGCAACAGAAACGCACAAGAAGTGCAACAAGCTCATTGGTCTTGTTGCACTTCTCTTCATCGGGTCTTCACTTTTCGCCGGTCTCTTTTTCGGCCTCTTCCAGCTTTTGCAGCGCCGCCGAGTGCGCCCGGTGGACCTGCCGCCAGCTGTAGGACATGATCGCGCAGATGTCCTCCCACTTGGCGCCGTCGATGTACCGCAGCCGGAAGATCTCCCGCTCCCTCGGCTCCAGCGTCTCGATGAGCCGCTCGACCTCCAGCTGCGCGGCCGTCAGTTCCTCGATGCAGCGGCGGTATTGGCCGCGCAGCTCCTCGGCCCGCGCCACAAGGCCGGTCAGCTTGTCCGGATCCCTGGACGGGCTGCCGGGCGTTCCGGTGAGCGCCTGCGCCCGCGGCGCGGTCATGCGCGCCTCCAGCTCGGCCAGCATGCGCCGGATCTGCCGCAGCTCCTGCCGGCGGTCGCCGTAGCGGCGCAGCTTCTCCTTCACCATCGCGCGGCCCCCCGCAGCTTCGCCTCGACCTCCTGCGGCGGCAGATGCCGCGCCGCCGCGTCCTTCAGGATCGCCGCATACTGTCCGTAGCTCACATGCGCTGCCCGCGCCGCGGCGTTTACCCCGGCAAGCGCCCGGCCCGCCGCCGTGCCGCGTCCTCTCCGTGCGGCCTGCTCCTGCGCGGCGCGGTGATTTGCCTCCGTCTGATGGCGCCGCCGGTTCTCCGCGTGGCAAGCGGGACTGCACGTTTTTCGGTTTTGGCGGCTCTCAAACGCCCCGCCGCATATAACACACTCTCGGATCATCTTCCGTTATCCTCCTTCACGATCTCCAGACGCAGCGCCTCAATGGCTGCCGCCTGTCCCTTGTCTTTGTCGGCGAGCGAGCGCAGCACCCGCTCGTCGTGCGTGCCCTTGAGGATCAGATGGTAGATCCGGCACACGCTGCGCTGCCCGGGGCGGTTCAGCCGCTCGTTGGCCTGCTGGTACAGTTCCAGACTCCATGTAAGCCCGAACCAGATAATGATGTGCCCGCCGTCCTGCAGATTCAGTCCGTGGCCGATGCTCGCCGGGTGCGCCAGCGCCACGGGGATCTCCCCCCGGTTCCAGGCGTCGATGTCCTCCGGCGTGTCCAGCGCCCGGCAGGCGATGCGCTGCCGGATGCGCCCGGCGTCGTGCCGGTAGGCGTAAAGCACCAGCACGCTCTCGCCCCCTGCCGCCTCCGTAAGCTCCTCCAGCGCGTCCAGCTTGATCTCGTGCAGCGGGTGCACCTGCCCGTCCGTGTCGTAGATCGCGCCGTTGGCAAACTGCAGCAGCTTGTTCGTGAGCGCCGCCTCGGTCCCCGCCACGATCCCGCCCCCCGCGTCCAGACACTCCAGCACCTTTTCCCGCTCAAACTGCTTGTACTGCCGCAGCAGCGCCGCCGGGGCGTCCAGCTCGATGGTCTCGTAGATCTGCCCCGGCAGACGCAGCACGTCCTCCTTGCGGATGCTCATGCAGATGTCGGAGAGACGTTCGTAGACCTCCGCCTCCGCGCCGTCGCGGGGACGGTAGCTGTAAACGATGTGGCCGTTCATCTTCTCCGGCAGCAGGAAGCGCGCCCGGAAAGCGCCGAGCGTCCGTCCCAGCCGCTCGCCCTGGTCCAGCAGATAGATCTCCGGCCACAGATCCTCCAGCCCGTTCGGCCGCGGCGTGCCGGTCAGACCGATGATCCGGCGGATCCGCCCGCGCACGCGGCGCAGCGCCCGCCAGCGCTTGGCGGAGGCGCTCTTGAAGCTGCTCAGCTCGTCGATCACAACGATCGGGAACGGCCAGCGCTTGCCCAGCGTGTCGGTCAGCCAGACAACGTTCTCGCGGTTGATAACGTAGATATCGGCGAACGGCCCCTCGAATACGCTGCGGACGGCCTCCATACGCTGCCGGGCCGTGCCCATGATCCGCCGCACCCGCAGATGCCGCAGGTGCTCCCACTTGGCGGCCTCCTTGCTCCATGTGTTTTCCGCCACGCGCTTCGGCGCGATCACCAGCACCGGCCCGTCCTCCATCTCGTCAAACAGCAGCGCTTCGATGGCGGTCAGCGTCGTCACCGTCTTGCCCGTCCCCATCCCCCAGAGCAGAGCGCAGGCGGGGCGGCGGAGGATCCAGTCGATGCCCGCCTGCTGATGGGGGTATGGCGTGAATTTCATGCTTCCCTTCCCCCGTCCTTCCGCTGCCCGATGGCGCTCTCGAGCGCCGCGATGTCGCCGCGGTCACGGATCACCCACACGGTGAACCCGAGCCGGCGGAGCCGCCCGTGCCACCACTCCTGCAGCTTGCGTATCTCGCCGCCCTTCGGCCGCTTGAGCTCGGCGAAGAGCACCCTCCCGCCGGGCAGCAGTACGATCCGGTCCGGGCAGCCGCCGAGCGCCTCCGCCCAGATCTCCATCGTGCAAACGGTGCGGCGCCGCACCGTGCCCTCCTGCGTGCCCTCCAGCCACAGCCGCCGCGCGGGCAGATCCATCGTGTCCCAGTCCTCCGGCAGCAGCCGCTCAAGATATTCCTGCACGATGCCCTCCCGCGGGTTCTCCTCCTCGAAGCTCTCCTGCACCCGTCGGGCGACGCTCTCCAGCTCCGGCGGCAGATACAGCGTCTCCCCGCCGTGATAAAGCTCCGCGGCCTCTGCCCAGACGCGCCGCACCGTCTCCGGCGTCAGCTCGTCCCAGAGACTGCGCCGCGGCTCGTTCGGCGTGTCCACGATCCAGAACCGCCGGTTGCCCGTGCGGTCGCGCAGAAACTGCGCTTCGTTCGTGGTGCCGATGAATATGCACTGCCGCGGGAATTCCTGCGTCCGCCGCCCGTAGGCGGGGCGGAAGCGGTCCACCTGCTTGGATATGTAAAGCTTGATGGTCTCGGCCTCCGCCCGGCGCATGCCGGCCAGCTCGCCGACCTCCATGATCCAGACGCCGAGCACCTGCTCATAGGCGTCCTTGCCCTGCAGCGTCGTGAAGCTGTCGGAGAACCACCGCCCGCCCAGCCGGGCGATCAGAGCGCTCTTGCCGATCCCCTGCCGCCCCCGGAGCGTCAGCATATAGTCAAATTTGCAGCCGGGGTCATAGATGCGCGCGGCCGCTGCCGTCAGCGCCTTTCGGGTAACGGCGCGGGTGTACGGCGTGTCCTCCGCGCCGAGATAGTCCACAAGCAGCGTCTCTACGCGCGGCACGCCGTCCCAGACGCAGCCGTCCAGATACTCCCGCACCGGGTGGAATTTGTTCTGCAGCGCCACAACGTTCACCGCGTCAAAGATGCGGTCCTTGCCGGTCAGCCCGTAGGTGCGCTCGAGATAGTACCGCAGCGCCGCGTCGTCCGCGTCGGTCCATTGCCCCGCGCCGCGCACCCTCCGCCACGGGAGACTCGAAAGGCTCACGATGCTGTGCTCCATCTCGTTGAGCGCCAGCCGCCCGGCGAGCTGCGGGTCGTGCTGCAGAATGATGACGGCGTTTTCGATCGTCTGCGCGATCGCGCCCTTCTCGGTGATGCGCAGCTGGGCCTTCCAGTCCTCGCCGTCCTCCGCGCTCTCGCCGAAGTCCACCGCGGCCTCGCTCATGCGGTCGGTGACGATCTGCGCCTTGACGCGCTTGTCCCCGCTCGCAAGCTGCGCCATCGCCCGGTAGCTCGGGCGGCTGCTCACCGGCGTGTCCGCGCCGCACTCGCCGTCCAGCTCACCGAAGCGGTGCAGCCGCACAAGATCCCAGGCGTTGCACAGCTGCCCGCTCGCCGGGTCTGTGCCGTGGTGGGAAAAGCTGAATTTGTCGTCATAGATCACGACACCGGCGGCGGTGCTGCCCTCGGTGTAGGTATAGCGCCCGGGATCGTCGCAGGCCCGGTAGGTGGGCACGAACTCGGCGATGGCCTCCCGCATGCTGTACGCCCGGCAGAACGCGCCCACGATGCCGCCCTTCTCCAGCGGGTCCTTCTGCCTGGCAGCGCTCTTTCGGACGATCTCCGCCACGCGGCTGCTCATGGGCCAGCCGGACACGTCGCGCCAGTCGTGGTAGGTGGCAAGCACCGTGTCGGGGTCAAGAAACGCCCCGTCCGTGTGTCGGAATACATACGGCGCGTCCTGGCTGCAGCTCGGCCAGTACATCATGCGCTGCGGCTGGTAGCTCGTGTCGTCAAACTTGTCGATGCCCAGCGTGGCGGCGACGCGCCGGCCGATGGCCTGATACTCGTCGCAGTCCACGCTGCGCGCGAGCGGCACCACGAGACGGTACCGCGGCTTCTCGCTCGTGTGCTTGTGCGTGGAGTAGATCGCCGCGGCGTTGCCGTACAGCAGCTCCCAGTCCGGCCACAGATCGCCGTCGGCGAAGTCCGCGTCCAGACAGAGGATCGAGCGGAAGCGGATGTCGGAGCGGCTGCCGTTGTTGCAGTAGCCGCCGACGAACCCGCCCACGTCCTTGATCCGGCTCTGCTGCTCGCGGGTCATGGCCTTGTACTCGGCCATGGTCTCCGGCGTGCGCGTAACGGCGCTCAGCCGGTCCAGCAGCTCCGACCACCGGACGGTCTTGTTCTTCCACGTCTTGGTCTTCCGGCTGTTCCCCAGGGCGATGTCCAGCGCCTTGTCATTTTGGACGTCCATAGGATCGCCCCTCCTTTTCCTTGATCCGTCTTATTTTCCGAAGAGGCGCATGAGCATCGGTATACTGCGGCCCCGGACACTGGCAAACTCGTCGCCCTTGACGCCCGCGATCAGAACGGTGCCGAAGAAATCCATGCCGAACAGCGTGCAGTTATAGGGCAGCCGCTGCAGCCTTCCCTCTTCGTTGCAGATAAAGGCGGCGTCGGAAGCGAAGGTGCAGGTCTCGATATACCCGCCCACGGCGCGCTGAAACGCCTCCAGGGTATTCTCAAAAAGCGGCTCGAGCTCCGGCGGCTCTCCCGGCCGCTTGACGATAACGAGGATCTGTCTTTCTTTCATTGTTCAGTCCTTCCTGTAAAATGGTGTGCTGTAGCCGTCTCCGCGGAGCAGCAGCCCCGGCGCCCAGTCGATCGGGCGGCCCATGACCTCCGCCACCTGCTCCCAGCTTGTCCCGGTCGGCGCCTCGACGATGACCTCATCGTGGACGTGGAAGCAGATCTTCCAGCCCTCTTCCGCCAGACGCACCATGGCGACGGCGAGACAGTCCCGGGCGTAGGCCTGCACGATGTTCTCCACCAGCTTGCCGCCCCATGTGCCCGTCTTTTCCCACCTGCGGGTGGTCTGGTTCTGGCCCATGAAGCAGATCGAGCCGTCGGTGTCGAGCTTTGCGTCCCAGTAGCTCAAAATGCGCCCGCTCGGCAGACGGCAGCGCAGGGCGTCGCCGTCCCGGCGGTACTTCACCCCGCAGGGCACCGTGGTCGTCCGGCCAGGGTTGTTGATCGCGCGGACGGCGGCGCTCTCCGCGTCGCGCCAGAACCGCGGGATGGCCG